TTACATCTTCGACGGCGGCAGCGCAAATTGTACCGTCTCGCGCGCGATACGCGCCTCGTTCAGCCAACGCTCCGCCACCTGCCGCCCCTCAGCACGGGTGAGCAGCATGCTGAACTCGCTGGCAGCAACGGCGTGGGTTTCCTCGTCGGGCAGCACCGCCTCCTCGGAGATAATATCATAGCTGGCGTCTGCCTGAACAAAGCGCAGGCGCACACGGCCCGAAAGCGACGCATCAGCTTCGCGCACCTGTACGGTGGTGCCATCGAGATCCGGGCTGACGGCAAAAGTTTCCGGATTCAGCGAAATCTCGCGCAACCCGTCGCGCATCCGAAATTTCAACACGCCGTCCCGCTCTACCGCGTCAAAGCCATAGCGCAACATGAGTGGTTGAAGCGATGCGCGGGCATCGCCCACGTCCGCTACACCGTAACCGCGCACCACACCGTAAAGTCCGTCGGTATCAAATGCGCTGACACCCGAGCGGCGGCAAATCTCATCCACCACCGACGCAAGACTGCGCGACGACACACGCCCGTTGATCCAATGCCCGCGAGCATAGCTGGCGCCATCGCTCCACAACTCGCGACTGTTGGGAAAGAACGGATAGGGCCGCACATCCCACGCCCAAACAAAGGCGCGGCGCATGTCGATCATCGGCCCCTGGTATTCGATTCCGTCCGGATTGTTCTCGGGCTTGGCCCAATAGTCGATCATCGCGCGCAGGTATTGCATCTGGATCAGATCATCGCGCCCGCCGTCCGAATAACGCGGCAGGCTGCTCTCGGATGATTTGAGGTCCAGAAACTTGTTGGGTTGATTAGTGCCTTTATCAATCGCGACACAGCCGTATTCCGTAAACCAGACCGGCTTGTGCCCCGGTAGCCATGCTGTCGGATCGTTGACCCGTTCCCCGTCTATACGGTCGTGGTACAGATTGCTCCACCAGTTGCGAATATCCTTATAGCGGTAGATCCAAGGCTCATCGTAGGCGCCATCTGTGATGGGCGTGCGGATCTGTGCCGCGCGCTCCTCGGGCGAGCCATAGAACCAGTCATAGCCCTCACCACCCTCGATGTTGGATTGCAGGTAGCGCAAGTTATAGATGTCATCCCAGTATTGCGCATCCTTGTGCGTCACACCGTCGCGCCAGTCGGACAGCGGCATGTAGTTGTCGATGCCGATAAAATCGATCTCCGGATCGGCCCACAGTGGATCAAGATGGAACAGGCGATCGCCAGTACCGTCTTGCGGCTGGTAGCCGAAATATTCGCTCCAATCCGCTGCATAGCTGATTTTCGTATCCGGCCCGACAAGGGCACGCACCTCGGCTGCCAAGGCAATAAACGCCTGCACGGCTGGAAAGCTGTTGCGCGCATCGCGGATCTGCGTCAGCCCGCGCATCTCGGATCCGATGCAAAACGCGTCAACACCGCCCGCCGCTTTGCACAGCGCGGCGTAGTGTAGGATGAACCGCGTCAGCGTTCATTCCTGCGGCCCGCTATAGCTCACCGTGCCATTTTGCACAGTGAAATCAGCCGCCGTCACAGTGCCAAAGAACGCCGCAACCTCTGCCGCCGCCGCAGGCGTCGTGTCGCTGGAATCCTCTCGACCCGGCGCCTGGTCCAGCGTTATCCGCCCGCGCCATGGCAATGCTGGTTGCCCCTCTTCTCCGGTGTAGGGATCGGGTAGAGTATTGCCTTGAAGCTGATCCATCAAAATGAAGGGATAGAACATCACGGCCTTGCCGGCGGCGTTCATCGCCTGAATGGCCTCGATGACAGAAGCGTCCGCCGGCGTACCACCATAAATCGGGCGGTTATCCGCACCACGCGCGATCACTTCCGCCGCTCTGCGCGACAGGCCTGCAACACGCCAAGGCATTTCGTCGCCGTCGATATCGGGGTTTTCGATCTTGGGCTGCACGGTACATTCACCCACCCGCAAATCCGAGCCGAACCATGACACCACCAACGATGCTGCCTTCAGCTCGGGCAGCTCCTCGTCCAGCGCCTCGAGCGAGGTTGTGAAATCTGTCTTGCCGGAAGGCGTATTGATATTGGCGCTCCAACGCGCCTTGTTCTCACCCTCGTAGCTGACCGGCGTCGTCGCCAGCGCGTATTCACCCGTACCGGGGATCAGGGCCACCCCTTCGATGCCATAGCTTAGCGCGTGGCTCGAACCCGGTGCGCCGCGCTGCTCGGAGCGGATGACCTCGAACCCGAACTGTGGAACGCGGTTCCCAAACTTTTGCAGGCTCAGCGCCTCCATGACCACATAGGCGGTGCCTCGGTAGGCGAGCACTTTTCCCGTGCCCTCGATCGCCTCCATCAGCGGATCAGGCTGCTGATCCGCGCTGCCCGTATAGACAGTCATGTTCAAATCAGACGGGGCAATCTCCTCACCATCCGCCCAGACGCGGCCCACGCGAATGATCTCGCCCTCGCACAGCGCAACGGCGACGTTGACGGAGTAGCTGTATTCAGTCGTCTTTGGCTGCGGGCTGCCCCCTTTTCCGCCACCACTGGTGGCCGTGATCTCTTCGAAATCCGATGCCCAGATCACCTGCCCCCCCGCCGCAAACGGCCATAGAGCTGCGTCACCGGATCACCCTCACCCGCACTTGTGAGGCGGAAGCGGTCAACCTTACCAGTCTCAACCGCCTGTGCGCCACTGCCAAGAATCTTCTGGTCCACGACACGGCCCAGCGTCGCACCGACCGCGCGACCCACCGCCACCGAGGACAGCCCCGCAAGCGTGCCGCCAATAGAGCCACCAACAGCGGCTCCGGCCGCGGAAAATATCATCGTAGCCATCAGGTGACCTCCTTGGGAAATTCAAAACACGCCACCACACGGCGGCGCCAGGGCGCGCTCAGCGCACTCTCGACGACGCCGTAGCGCGAATAGGCATGGATAAAGCGCGCAGCAGGGCCGCTTTGGGATATGATGCCCAGATGTTTGGCCACCGCACCCTGCCGCATGCGGAACAGGACGACATCGCCTGTATCCGCCTGTGCCACGGGTTTCGGTTGTAAATGACGCAATGCCGCATCCCATAACCGCTCCTCGCCCTGCGGCTCGGACCAGTCCATCGAATAGGCAGGTACCGCTTCCGGCTCGGATCCGTAAACCTGCACCCAGACTCCGCGTACTAGCCCCAGACAATCGCTACCTGCACCGCGCAGGGCGCATTGATGCACATAAGGCGTTCCGATCCAGCTGCGCGCCGCTGCCACGATTGCCGCGCCACTCATCGCAGCGAGCCGCCGGTATTGGGCTTGGAACTGGTCGGTACGGATACCACCCAATCCTCGCCGGGCAGATCGGGAAAGCCCTGATAATTGTCGAAATTGTTGAACTTGAGGCGGCACGTCTCGACCCGTTTGTCACACCCTGCGACGACCCGAACCTGCGTGCCTGCCTCTACCGCGCCACGGATCGGCTCCCACAACTCGATCACCCGCGCGGTCCCCTCGATCCGATCAGATTTGATCGTACCCCACAGCCCTTTTGCCGGGCCGCTCAGCACCTCCAACCGCCCTCGCGTGAACCAGTCGACGTCGTAGGCCAAAAACTCTTCCCAGACAAAGCGCCGCGCGCCCTGCACAGTTTGCACCGGGAGCGCCTGAGCATAGCTTTCCTGCGCCAGGTTGAATCGGCAATTTCGATCCCCCAGCACCGCAGAGCAAGGTTTTTGATAGACCCGCCCCAACGGCCGGTTCAGCCCTTCGGTCAATCCCCGCAGCTCGGCACGAAATCCGCCGTTCGCGCGGGTCAGCTCGCCAATCTTGCCCCGAAAATTCAACCAGTGCTGCGCCGTATCCATCCAGTTCACCAGCCACGCGCGCACCTCCGCGCCGTCGAACCGGCCCTGCTCGATCTCGTCCTCGCGCAAACTCGCATCCGAAAGCGCGCCAAGGGCCTCGGTATTGTCCACCGACAGCCCCGTCGATTGCGCCAACGCCAGCGCGCTCAACCCCGTATCGGCGCGAAACTCGAAGCCTGCAAAGCGCAGAGGCCTGTCATGGTCAGTAAAAGCAAACACCGCGCCATCCTTCCGCGTGATCGCCCAGGCATGACAAACCGTGGTCAGGCCACCGCCAAGATGCGCCGCGAGAGCCTCGTTGAAATCGCCGCTCATACCCGCACCTCGCGCACCGGAATATCGGGCACCTGACCGGCGTTGAAGCTCGCGATATTCGTGAGCAGGCTGTCGCTGTCAAAACGCACAGGCACGTCGAATTCATAGCCCGCAAACACTCGCGTATCGGGATCGGGCGGATGGCTGAACGTTATCAGTCCGGTGGTCTCGTCGACCGTGTAATCGACGCCTTCCGTTTTGTCGTCTTGCTCCACTGCAACCGAAACGGTCCCCTTGACCGGTTTGGTAATAGGCCGCGCATAGACGTGTCCGCCCGACCGGTAGGTCTTGATCAGTTGAAATACCTTGGTCACCCCGTCGCCGAGCGCGATCTGCTGGTCCCCCTGCGCTGTCGCGGCAGACGGCTTACCTGATTTGTAGTCAGACCAATCCTTCCAACGAAAGCCGAACATCTTGCCAAAGCGTGCCTCATAGAAAGCGATCACCGCCTCCACATCGTCAAGCGATCGCAATCCAAGACCCGCATCATAGACGCGGCGCGAGTGCGCCCAGGGCGTGTTGCGCTCCTCATAGCCGTTGGCCAGTGTCACCACGTCCACCCGACGCTGCGGCCCGCCAAGTGCGCCAAAGCTCAGATCGACCGGGAATCGTACCTCATGAAAATTCATTGCTGCTCCCCCCTCTTCTAGCGGTTTCTCTGACCTGCGCTCAGCGCGCGGCTCATTTGTGCGGCAATCTGGCCGCGCGATCGCTGGAATCCGCTCACATCGGGCGTCGTGATGTTCATCACGATCGTCGCGCCGCCGCCTCCACCACCGCCTGCCTTGACGCCCAGCTTGCCGTCAGGTCCGCGCGCCAACGGCATAATCGCCTCCGGTCCCGCCTCGCCCATGACACCCATGCCGCCGCGCATTCCGAAAGGGGTTGCCTGACTGACGACGCCACCATCGGCAAAGGGCATCACCCGGCCCGAACTGAACGGCGCCCCGCTTGCAAACGGCAAAACCCCCTGCATCAGTCCGCCGATCCCCTGCGTGAGCAAGCCACCGAAATGATCTGTCACAGGCTTGATCGCCGCGTTATAGGCGCTGTTGGACAACGACCGCGCCACCGTGCTCAGCGCGTCCGAAAGCTTCAGACCGTCGAACGCAACACCGTCGAATGCCTTGCGCAAACCGCGGCTCAACCCCTTTTCAAGCGTCGCCACATCGCGGCCCGTCGCCGATAACGCGGTACTCATCCGTCGCAATTCACTGTCAAAGCCAGAGACCAGCACACTGGTCTGGCCAAGTGTCTGATTGAGCGATTGCGCATCTGTCCCCAGATCGTCAAAACCGTCATCTATCATCATCATGATCCTTTACTGTATCCGGATAGGCCGCCATCAGAGCCGCCAATCAATCGCTCAGCATCGGTGCGGTGCCGGCCCTGCTGCCCAGCATCAGCTGCAATTCAGCGGGGGTCAGCGACCAGAAAACATCCGGCGTGAGCTTGAGCCCATGCAGGCCCGCGCGCATCAACGCGGGCCAGTCAAACCCCGTGCTCATGGTTCAACCACAAACGCCCGCGCCAAAAGCTCTGCTGCCGCCTGTGCCGCCCGCATCGGGCCGCCATCGATCTCGGCCTGCCCCAGCGCATCGGGATCCATCACAACCCCGCCGCCGCGCAGCCCCGCACACAACAGCGCCAGCACATCGCGCGTACTGAACCCGCCGCTCTCGAACCGCTGTACCAGCGCCATCAGCGAGGGCTCCGCCAGATCCTCCTCCAGCTCCGCCAATGCCCCCAGCGTGAGCCGCATCCGGTGATGCTGGCCGTCCACGACCAGACCCACCTCACCCCGCCACCGGTTCTCCATGCTCATACCGGATCGACGTAGGGCACGAACTGCAACTGGCCCGCCGAGGCCAGCGACAGCTCATAGGTCGCCTCGCCGTTCAACTGGCCCGCATATTCCAGCGAGGTCACCTGAAATGGTCCCTCGACGATGCCGAATTCGGGGATGACCACCTGAAAATTCGGCGTCAACCCATCGAACAGCAGCTGGCGCGCACGCTCGTCCGTCGCCTCGTCGCGGAACACACCCGACCCGCTGATCGCAGCCGAGCGTACGCCCGCCCCTGCCAGCAGCTCGCGCCAACCGCCCTGACTGTCGAGCGCGGTCACGTCCACAGCCTCGGCGTTAAAACTGATCCGTGTGGCGCGCAGCCCCGCGATGGTTTCATAGTTGCCATCGGTGGTCATATCCACTTTGACCAAAAGGTCCTTGCCTGCTTGAACAGCCATTTTTCGTACTCCTATCGTTTGCATTTTGGCGTTGAAATTTTTTCGACCCCCGGCTGGCGGCCAAATGGATCACGCGTCCGAAACCCTCGCGCGAAACCGCAGGTCAATCTGGCGCGCACTGGCCGCATCGATCCGCCGCGCCGATCCGCGCTCGAACCGCATGGACACAAGCGTGCCCCGTGTCAGCGTCAGATCAGCATCGTGCAGCGCGTCACTCACCGCCGCCGCCGCCGCCTTGGCGCTGGCAAATCCGGGCGCGGTCGTGATCACCGACACGGTCAGAAAATGCACCGCCCCCGTACCGCTCCCGTCCGAGGCCTCCCGCACTGTCTCGGTGCCCAATCGGACATATAAATCAGGCACATTTCCGGCGGGAACAGCGTCATACACATCGGTCCCCACAATCGCACCAAGGGCCGCATCCGCTGTCAGCGCCGCAAAAACAGCCGCCTGAAGCGCTCCTGAAACCGCATAGCTCATACCACCTGCTCCTCTTGAACAAAGCACGCCAGATAGCGGCCATCGGGATCATGCTCGGCGACAGCCTCGATGGTGAAAATCCGGTCTCCCTCGCGAAACCGCTGCTGTGCGGCGGGCCGCCGATCACTGCCCGCAGGGGCCCCGCGCACGATCACGCGGTAGGCCATCCGGCTCACCGGTGCGCCGCTCTGCGCAGTTTCGCGCCCGCTTCGGGCCGTGATCGCGCCCCACATAGTCCCCAGCGGCACCCATCCCTGCACGAAGCCGCCCGCTCCGTCGCGGAGCATGTCAGGCGCCTCCAGCACCAGCTGCCGGTTCAGACGCGGCGCGCTCATGCCCGCGCCCCACTCATACCCAGCCGCAAGATCCGGAACCGCTCGATCAGCGAGGTGACGCCAAAAGGCATACACCCGTTCCCCAAAGCTGTATCATGGCGGTACTCATAGTAATGCGCCGCCAGCAACAGAACGGCCTGCTGCATATCCGCTGGCACATCGTCCCATTCGGGGCCAAATCCCGCAAGAAACCGCACCCGCAGCTCGCCTCCCGCCTCGGGCATTGGCAAACAGGCGCCCGTCGCACGCAGCTTCGGCGTATGGCCGTCACGCTCAAGCCAGTACACGCTGGCATTGACCGCACGCTCAATACCGCTGCGCGACACCAGTTGCACATCGGCAATCACCGTCACTGGCGCTACTGTCAGCGGCAGGGTGCAGGTGCTGTCCGTTGATTGCACCACCAGGGTAAACTCCCGCTCAAGCAGAATTTTCCCCGTGCGCGTCTCGATCGCGGCCATTGCTGCGCGCAGATAACTGCCCAGCACCGCATCCTGCAGCGTGTCCTCCGCAAATCCCGTGCCCAGGCGCATATGCGCCTTGAGCGCCGCCACCGGCAGGACCGCATCCGGCACATTTGTCTCTGTTATCAACATCCCAAAGCCTCTCTCAAACTCGCGTCATATTCCCGTCCGGGCAGGACGCTCCCCTCCCGGACGCACACCCCGTCTCCACATTGCTCGATCGGAGGGGAGCAGCTAGACAATGCGAAGGGGTAGTCAGGGCGCACGCCCGGACCGGGGCAGCAAAGGCCGCCCCGGCTTCAGCACCGCCGCCTTAGGCCGTACCGAATTTCAGCAGCTTGATCGCCGCAAAATCGCTCACATCACCGCCGACACGTTTTGTCGCGTAGAACAGGACGTGTGGCTTGGCGCTAAAGGGATCACGCAGGATGCGCAGATCGGGGCGCTCGGCAATGGTATAGCCCGCGCTAAAGTCACCAAAGGCCATTGCATAGGCATCCGCCGCCGCATCCGGCATGTCCTCGGCGATCAGCACTGGATACCCCATGAGACGCGCAGGCTCACCCGCTGCCAGACCGTCGGACCACAGGAAACGGCCATCCATATCCTTGAGCTTGCGCACCAGGCCGGCAGTCTTGGAGTTCATCACAAACGACGCATTGGCACGGTACTGCGCACCCAGGGCATAGACCACATCGACGAGGGAATCCGGCGTGATATCACCCGCGACACCGGTCGGCACATAGCCCAGATTACCCCAAACCCAGACGTCATTGTCGACGGTGGTGTGGGCCAGAAAACCCTTTGGCTTATCGATGCCGTCGCCATTGATGAAGGCACCCGCTTCGGCACGGGCAAACTTGTCAGCGATACGGCCCGCCAGCCAGCCTTCGATGTCAAAGGCGGAATCGTCCAACAGACGCTGCGACGCCTTGGGCAGCGCGCTCAACTCGTGCAGCTGCACCGTGATCCGGTCGATCTGCGGCGTATCGCTTTCACCCACGGTGGAGGACTCAGTCGCCCAACCCGCACCCACATCCGAATGATCCACCATCACATCATAAGACGTGGCTTCAACATTCACGACTGACGCAATCGCACGGATCGACGCCGTGGTGTTCAGCACGGACTTCACAATATCGGAGGTCTGCGGATCGACCAGATAGCCGCCATCGGAATTCACCGCCGTCGACAGCGCCTTACCCTCTAAGTGCAGACCGCGCAGGCCATCATCGTCGCCCGAACGTACATAAGCGTTGAACGCTTTCTTATGCGGTGCCACCACATCCATGGCCCCCGCCAAAGGAGTACGCGCAGCAGTCATATTCTTACGGTCCAGCATATTCATTCGCTCTTCTGTTTGTTGAAATTTCGTCTCGATTTCGGCCTGAAAGCCTTTCATCTGTGCCACGAAGCCGGTCACGGCCCGTCGCACATCCTCCGCCGGGGAAAGTCCCCCGTCGTGTCCCGTGGTATCGCTCATCTTGGCATCCCCTTTTGGTTGCTCGTACGCGAGGCGATGTCGGCAGACGCCGCATCAAAAACCCCAGCCATGTCGCGCAGGACGTCTCCAAGCCGGACTAACCCGTCCGCCTTCGCCCCCACACGCGCACTGGGCAGCATCGGGAATGTCACCAGCGACACCTCCCAAAGCTCCAGTTCCTGCAAGAGCCGCTGGCCCTTGGTGTTCTTGGTGGCTTTCACCGTGCGGTAGCCGATGGACAGCCCGTCAATCGCGCCCGCCTCAATGAGTGCAATCGCCTCACGCCCCTTTTCAACGGATTGCAAAATGCGCCCCTTGACGAACAATCCGCGCGCGTCCTCGCGCACCTCGTCCCACACGCCGATGGGCTGTGCCGGATCGTGCTGCCACAGCATCTTGACCCCGCGCCCCGCCGCTTTCAACGCCATCAGGCTCGCGCCGTAAGCCCCGCGCTGAACCACGTCATTGCCCTGATCCACCGCATCGAAAAAGCTGGCATAGCCCTTGATCTCGACACCGCCCTCAACCTTTGCAACTTCGTCAAACTGCATGAACTTGCGCTCAAGTGCGGGCATGCCGCCGCTGTTCTCCGCCGCAATGGCGAAGTCATTTCCATTCATCATCATGGTAGTCTCCTGTTGTGTTCCGCTCAGCCCAGCGGGGCCACTTCCAAAAACGTTTGCACCATCTTGGCCAGTATCACCGCCGCCACGCCGTATACCGCCAGCCACAGCCGCTTCTCCAAACGCTCGATCATGATCTCGATCCGGTCGAGCCGCATGGTCAGGTTGGCAAAATGAATGGCGCTCACCTGCTCATGCGCCTGCAACCGCATACCGGGCGCACATTGAAACCGTTCAATTGGCAGCTCACTCATCGGCCGCCACCACAGGCAGGCCCAACAGCGCGCGCTTCTCCGCCTCACTCAGAAAATCGGCTCCCGCCACCCGCGCCCATTGCGCATCCCGCTCGGCACTTAGCGCGGGCACCTGATCCAGATCCGGCTTCAGCTCGACCAACTCGCCACTGAACCCAGACAACCAATGCGACAGGACCGCCGTCACACGACTGGCCAGCGGCAACACTGTCAGACGGTAGAACGCCCGGTGCGCTTCCTGATAATTGGCATAGGTCGCATCGCCCTGGATCCCGATCAGCATCGGCGGCACCCCGAAGGCCAGCGCAATCTCGCGCGCTGCCGATTCCTTGGTCTTCTGGAATTCCATGTCCGAGGGCGAGAACCCCATCGGCTTCCAATCCAGCCCCCCTTCCAGCAACATGGGCCGCCCAGCATTGCGCGCACCCTGATGATGGCTCTCCATCTCCGACACCAGACGCTCATACTGGTCATTGCTCAGGCTGCCCTGACCCTCGGCCCCCTTGTAAATGATCGCGCCCGAAGGCCGCGCGGCATTGTCCAGCAGCGCCTTGCTCCAACGCGAGGCGGAGTTATGCACATCGATCGCTGTCGCCGCCGCCTGCATCGGGCTAAAGCCATAATGATCGTCCTGCGGATGGAAATTGCGCACATGGCAGATCGGCGATCCCTGACTGGCGTCAAACCGGTGCTTGCGCCCGCCCACGGCATATTCATAGGCCACCGGCCAGCCATCCGCGCCCGGCACAACACTCATCCGGTCCGAGCGCAGCACATGCAGCTCCAGCGGCACACCGGCCTCTGCGCCCACCGCTTCGATATAGGCATTGCCCGACAACAGCAGCTGCGCATAAAGCGCCTCCAACAGCTCGGCACGCCCCTGCGCGCCATTGGGTCGCGCAATCAGTCCCAGCACCGGATGCGTGTCAAACCGGCGCTCGGCATCCTGCAACACCAGGGGCAGCGCCGCCGCCGCCTCCGCGATCAGCTTGACCGACCGGAACCCCACCGGATTGCCCGCAAAGCCGGTGCGTGTCAGCGACACCGTATCGCGCGGGCTCCACGCCACACGGCCCGAGGTCTGCACCCCCACAATACGCCCCGTCGCCGACGCCTTGGCCTCCGTTACTTCCACTGTCCCGCGCTTCAGAAAATCAAACACCCGTGCTCTCCTATCTCATGTCCCGTGACAGACCAGCTGCCTCATCGCTTCTGAAAACAATCTCTCATTAAAACCCTGACGCTGCCGGACCACACCGCGCGCTGCCCGCGCAACACCCAGTAATCCCAATAAAAAAGGGAGGCCAAAGCCCCCCTTTCCTCACAGCGATCTCACATTCGGCTGTCGCCACTTCGCCGCAGGCTCGATCATCAGCTCGTGCAGCGCCCAGACCAGCGCATCCACCCGGTCAGGTGAGCCGCTCCCCTCATAGCCGCGCTGCGTCATCCGGCACATCTGGTCCTCCAACCCGTCCATCCCCGCCACATGTTTTACCCGCCCCTGCTCATAAAGTGCCGCCACAGGCTCCGCCCGCGCCACCTTGCCCCGGCTCGCATGTACGCCCTTGTAGGGCACCAACGGATCAACCTGCCGGATCACCTCGCGCACCATCTGCCCGCCCTGATTGACCTCCGCCACCAGACGGTCCGCGCCAAACCGCTCCATCGCGGCAATCGCAGCTTTCGCCCAACCGCTCGGCCCCATACCCGCCACCGTGCAATCGGCCAGCACACAGGCCCGCCAGTCCTGCGGCGGCCCGCTGCATTGCACGCCCGCCACCACGATCCCGCACTCATCTGCCGCCGCACCCGACGTGGTCGCGGGGTCCACCGCCACCACGATCCGGTCCAGCACCGGCACCTCGTGCGCCCGCGCGCCCTCCAACATCGCACTCGTCCACAGCGCACCATCGGCATCCGCCAACAACACCCCGTCCAACTCCTGCCGCCCCAACCGCGTGCCACGATACCGCGCCCGTACCTCCTCCAGAAACGAGGCGGCCAGATGCGCCCGGTTCGCCTCCGTCGCAGCATGGGTCAACACCGTCGACGGCGATTTGAGCAGCGCCTTGAGCACATCCACATTGCGCGGCGTTGTCGTGACGCAAACCTGCGGATGGTCCCCCAGACGCAGGGCGAACTGCAACATGTCCCAGGTCTCCTGCGCCTTTTTCCACTTGGCCATCTCGTCCACCCACGCCGCGTCAAACTGCGGCCCGCGCAGCCCCTCGGGGTCATGCGCCGAATGAACCGTCGCCACCGCCCCGTTGGGCCAGACCAGACGCTTGCGGGTCGCCTCCCAATCCGGCCTGCGGTCTGCGGGCGAACAGACCAATATGCCGCTGTCGCCAAAAATCATCACCTCGCGCACCTGCTCGATGGTCTCGCCCACCAGCGCCACACGCGAACACCGCCCCTTGTCGAGTGGCCGGGCGCCCTCAACCACGCTGCGCACCCATTCGGCACCGGCGCGGGTTTTGCCCGCGCCGCGCCCACCCATAATGACCCAAGACCGCCAATCCCCCTCGGGGGGCAACTGATGCGGCATGGCCCAGAACTCGAACAAGTAAGGGAGAGCACGAAGCTCTCCCTCATCCAGCTCATTCAGGAACCCCTCCTGAATCGATGGAACAGCGGAGCCGATCAAACTTGCACCCGATGTCAGCCCGCGCTTTTTCGAAGTCGAGGGCAAAGCCCCCCCGCGCAATTCCAAGCTGTTTGTTTCGGCAGTCATACAAGATCAATCCCGCTTTTTGACAGCGCCCGACCGCATCCGAAAGCTGGACAAAGGTCTTGGCTGTTAATGTTCCATCGATTTCCTCTCCGGATGCGGCCCGATGTTTCAGGCTCTCTAATGCTTCTCTTAACTCGGCAAGCGAGCGGTGGACGGAGGCAAACATCGCCTCCGCTTCCGCCAACTCGTCCAGTTGTGGCACCGGTTGGATAGTCAT